ATGGCCTGGATGGTATGATTATGGTCGTGCCGCCTGACCGCCCGACAACCTGGGGAGACTATACGGAACAAACATGGAATTACCTGCTGGATATGACCTGGCTGGAAGTCAGTTCTCCCGACTGGCACATTATCACGATTGCGACCGGCGACAAGAAATTCGGCGTGATCGAGCGCTACGCTGAACGCATCTGGGCGGCGGCCATTACAGACAACCCCGATATGCTGATGTATTCCCGGCCCTACGATCCTACTGACTGGACCGGGCCCGGGGCGGAGGAGGAACCGGAGGACGGCGCAGGAGATATTCTTCAGCCAACGTGGGACGGCGATAAATTCTATGCGCTGAGGCGGTTTGGCGACCAGCTCCTGGCGTTCAAGAAAAACCGAGTGTTCCGAATCCTGAATACAGACCCTGGCAGCTATGTAATCAAAGAGCAATTCGGCGGCGGCACAGCGTTCTTTAACACGCTGGCCGTTGATGCTGAACGTGTATACATGGTGGGTGACCAGGGTGTGTCTGTGTTCGACGGCATGAGCACATACCCTTTCTGGCGGGATCAGGCAAGCGAGTTGTGGAAAACCATCAACGTTTCCGCGCTGGATCAGATGTGCGCCACATTGTACCGTCAAAAATACTATGTCGCTTTTCCTGTCGGTGACAGCCCTGTCAACAATGGGATGCTGTGCTATGACCTGAAAGAGAAAACAGTACTGTACTACAAGGATTTCAGCGTTGAGGCATTCCTGCCGACGGATGGCGAATTATACTTTACCAGCTCTACGCTGCCCGGAAAGGTGCTCCGACTTCGCTATAACTCCTGGGATGAAAAAACTGTGCGCGGCGCTGCGACACGGTGGGTTTCTCCCTGGATGGACTTTGGCGTGAAGAGCATCCAAAAGGGCGGCTTTGAATTATATATGATTCCTGAGGTTCAGGGCGAAGCGGTGACGCTGAGGATCAGCATCCAGACAGAAAAGAAGCTGAAAACAAAAACCTATACCGTCCAGCCCTTGACCGTTGAACAGCTTGAAGCAAATAAGGAACACCGTGGAAAGCGTCTGCATTTTGGCGGCACTGGCCGGAAATTCCGCATCATCATCGAGACTGACGAAGGGGTTACGGCTCCATGGCGTCTGATCGGCGGGCTGCAACTGATCGTCGAGACTGACCCTGATTGAGGTGAACGCTATGCCGAGAAAAGCACCGAATCTACACCAGCATGAATCATTGCGGATACCCGCTGACTGGAAAGCGCAGGACAGAGCGTTTGCCATGCAGATTGAGCGTATCTTTGATGATATATACAACCGTCTTGGAAATATCAGGTATAAGGACCTGAGCGACGAACTAAAAGCGCGGCTTCCCTCGAACGAGACAAGCCCGTAAAGGAGTGAGCGTATGTCAACGACAACTACTAATCTGGGGCTTGTAAAACCGGCGTACTCCGACACTGCGGATGTACAGGTGCTAAATGAAAACGCCGATAAAATCGACGCTGAATTGTGGAAAACATATAATGATCTTGGCATTGTGGTAAACGGCAATAAGGCCGCCCTGAGCGCTGCCGTAGGTCAGTTTATTATTCTCAAAAACAGCACTATAGCAGGCCGCTCTGATGGACTATACAAAGCCGCAAAAGCAATCCCGGCAAATACAACGATTGACAGTACATATCTAACCGCTGTTCCTCGTGGCGGGCTGAACGCTGTACAAAATACTATCACTCGTAAAATCAGGGATTACAGCTCAGTCACGATCCCGAGCACTGGATACATCAAAATTGATTCTTTCGAGGGCATGGGAATCGAGACTTCCAAATACCTGCTATCAATGATGTTCAGGGGATGGGAAGCACATCTTGAGAACCTGACACTTGCTAAATCGAGTACAGGTCTTGATGTTTATATGCTTGGCCCTGCGGGCACTACTGCAACCAATGTCAGCGTAGAATACTTTTTTGTGGATCATCTGTGAGAAAGGGGTAAAACGAAATGGATAACAAATTCTTCATGCATCGGATCAAGCACACGAATGGCGTTTATGACAAGGGGATCGAGGTCAAGGATAGTTTCGATGAGGCGAAGCAGAGCTACCATGCGTATCTGGGTGCATACGCTTACGGGCACGACGCAAATACTGATTATGTGTCCTGCATGATTACGGATATAAGCGGCACTGTGCTGCTGCCCGAAACCTGGATCAAGCCTGAGGAAACACCCGCTGAGTAATTTTGACGCATAAAAGGAGGGCAGCAGTATGAAAGAAGTTATCCGCAACAATGACGCAGTATACCACGGCGTAGTGGCAGAAGAATATCTTTTGCAGGGAAATGATACCGTTAGCGATTTGCCAACCGGTGACGTGCCTGTTGGTAGCGTGGCCTATAATGCTGCTCTGACTGTCATGTATATGTTTGACGGGACGGCGTGGCAGGAAATCGGCGGAGGTGAATAACAATGGCATTTGATCCTGTAACTTTGGGGGCAGCGGTTCAGCTTGCAAAGGACCCGGCAACGATCAAGGCGTCCGTGGAGGACTGGCTGGACGACCACCCGGAGGCTACCACGACCGTTGAGGATGGCAGCATCACCAAGGCGAAACTGCACGATGATCTGGCTGATGAAATTGAACAAAATACAACCGATGTAGGTGTATTAAAGAGCGCAATTGCCGACATGAACACCGCAACGTCTGCGGCTATCGGCAAGGCGCTGTCCCCGAAAACGGTTGCGGACGGCAAAGTAACCGAGTGGCAGTTCAAGACGATTCCGAGCGGCGGGGGCGGTGGCGGTGGTGCTGTGGATGATGTGCAAATCAACGGCACGAGCATTGTTGACGGCGAGGGTGTAGCGAATGTGCCGATAGCAGGAATTGGTTCGTTTGGCGTTGTGAAGACTAAAGCAAACGGGCAAGGCGGAATAAGCATAGATTCGTCAAATGATATTATTGTTTCTGCTGCAAACGCATCTAATATAAAAGTTGGCACTAGTTCTACAAGGCCTGTAACACCTGCTCAGCAGCACGCATCCACTTTCTACGGCCTTGCGAAAGCCGCAGGCGACACCACACAATCCGAAAGCAGCAATGCTGTTGGCACTTACACCGATGCCGCAAAATCCGCCATCTCCACCATGCTTAACGGCTCCGTGTCCGTCAGCGGCACGACCCCATCCATCACCGCACTGCCCGGTATCCAGTACATCTGCGGCGAGGTGTCAACGCTGGATATTACGCTTCCTGCATCCGGGTGCGTGGATGTGGTGTTCGAGAGCGGCTCAACTGCTACCGTGCTGACTGTTACCCCGCCGACTGGGGTGACGCTGAAATGGGCGAATGGGTTTGACCCGACTGCGCTGGAAGCTAATACCACCTACGAAATCAACATCAAGGATGGACTGGGGGTGGCGGGGACGTGGACGTGATGGAATTGAGAAGGAGGTTGATGGGGATGGCTAAATGCCTTGGGCAATTCAGCAAGTACGCCACATCTACGGCAACACCAGAGACCAATGGGCGGAAAATATCATTTTCCAATCCGCTTGGAGATGTGCCGAAACTTGTGCTAATCGAAGCAACGGTCACTGGCGAGTTTCTTGATTTTCTTGTATTGACTCCTGCTATCGGGGCATCATCATTCCCCGGAAAATCGGTGCATAGCAACGATTATTTGCAGAGTGCCACAGATACGACTTACGCATACACCTTAACCGCTGACGCAATCACGGCAACGGGAGGATCTGCGTCTATGCTGTTTGACGCAACCGCGACTTACACCGCACATATTTACGCCTAACAGAAAGGAGCAATCATCATGCGTCAAATCTACACCACCACCGCAATGCAAATCGTAACCAGCGAAGCCAACCCTCAGGGCGTGTACAGCAATGTTACAGGCTACCCCATCAAGCGTGACAGCCGTGATTACGAAGCGACCGAACAGAACCCCAACGGTAACGAAGAACTCGCCCTGATCGTGGCGCAGGCCGACTATGCGGATGCTGTGAAAAACCTCTCTGTCGCCCACAACCGCGTCGGCTGGGCCGTAACGCTGGAACGCTGGGACGGCGTACAGCTTGCCCGTAAGAGTTTCGGCGCGTTCCCGGACATGACACCCGCGCCTGAACCTGAACCGGAAGAACAGGGTGAGCAGGAGTAAAATAGGAGCTTAAACGCTATGTTCATGAACACTGGCAAATGGGACGAATTAGCAGAGCAATGTAAGCAATGCGAAAATCTCAGATGTTTGTCTGTGCAGATGGATGGCAACAATACGTATTGTTGTGGAAAATACCCTTTGCAAGACAGCAATGAAATCTGTCCGAAGTTTAAGAAAATGACTTAAAGGTCGCAATGATTGAACAGATCAAGCCACGCCTCTCATTGACGCGCAACCCGGCTTGACGTTTTATAGCCCTGCCACGTCCGAAGGCTTACGTTTAGTGCGTAGGCGGTTGATGTAGGACGTGGCGGGGATATGGAAAG